CGGTGCAGGTTTCGGCCAACGTCCCCAGAGGGCGGGCGGGGAAAGTCCGGCGGTGCAGGTTTCGGCCAACGTCCCCAGAGGGCGGGCGGGGAAAGTCCGGCGGTGCAGGTTTCGTCCGGCGTCCCCGGAGAGCGGGCGACCTGCCGGAAGATTCCGGCGGCCGCCCGAATCAATCCTTCTTGCCGCCGAAGACGATAAATCCCGCCGAAATCGTAGCCAGTACGATAATGATGTACTTAATCTTTTCGGCAAATCCGCAAACTTGGTCGTATTTGAATTCGTAGGTTTGCCCGACGACCTGGAATTGACGGGGCTGCGGGCAAACAGCAGCAGTCTGCAAAAAATAATCGGGCTGCCAAGTGGTGCCGTTGTCGGAATGGGGCAGTTCAAAACCTTTGTCGTTTGCGTCTATATCGCCAAGTTTTGCGCATGCGAGGCTGTCGCTGCCTTCCGGGCAGTTTTCGCCCTTCTGTCCGCTTTGGCCGCCGCCTGAAGTATTTCCGCCTCCTTGGCCGTCTTTGCCGACACTTTTGCCGTTATTCGGGTCGTTATTCGCGGCAGGTTTGGAATCAGCCTCTTTATCCGGCCTGCTCATTACGCGAACATTGGAATTATTGTTTGTGATGGATATTCCCCCCGTGGGATTTGATGCGTTACCGCCCGGACTGGAATTTGACCAGTCGGAAGGCTTATTAACGGTTATCACATCCTGTTTTGTCTCGCCGTTGCCGTCGCGATAAGGCTCACCGATGATGGACAATGTTCCCCCGGTATTAATATCGCCCTGAATCGGTTGAATTTCTTTCCTGATCTCTTTACCCAATTCGCCTTTATCGTTGATGTAGTCATTAGGATGTTTCTCAAAATCCTTTAGGGCGAACTGCTCAATATCAACAATAGTCATCGAATACGGCTGTTCCCGCTTTTGTTTGCTGATACCCATACCATGACCACCGCCATAGTTATTGTTGCATCCTGCGTTGTATGCGTTACCCTCTTTATCCCTTAGCACATATTTAGATGTACACTGCCATTCCTTTTTCGGTTTTTCTTTGTCATTTTTCCTCTTATAAAAATTTTCGGTAGCTTCCTGTGCAAAGGCTATGGCTTCGGCTTCAGTCGAAAAATCTTTTGTTTCCCGTGCGGTACAATGGCCAATGCAATCAAGGTAATAATTGACCCGATAAAAATATTCCCCGGCGGGCTTTTTATATTCGCCGTTTTCGTCTTTTTTGAAACCGTCTTTTTCGGCTTCGGAGCAGATGCCTTTAGGTAGAGCAATCATATGACCTAAAAAATGACCATCGGAACCAAAATTCATAGCACACAAAGCACCGCCAACAATTCCAGACGCAGCCAACGTAGAAGAACAATTTAAATTCGTTAAACACTTTGTAACAATTCTTGGCACCACGTTCGCTATTACAATCCCGCCAACCCGAACCACGCCAGCCCAGACCACAGGCCAAAATACGCGGCGTATATGCCGCTGGTTCAAATGGGCTTCGGTATAAACGAGCTTATAAAAGCCGTAGCCGTTTCGACCGTTTGATTTTACATAGTGCAAATCTTCATAATATTTTCTTGCCGCCGCCATATCGTAAGCGTGGAAATCGTTGCTATGGCGGGTTTTGAAATCCATCTTTTGATAAAACAGGGTTGTCGCACCGCCTTTTGATTCGTCATAACGCCAATTGCGGTTAAGGAATACGTCAGGATCGATGTTGAATACGAGTTTGCCCTCTTCGGCGAAAATATAATTCCCACCCGTCAGCTGGATAATGTTTTCTGCTTTGGCCAAGGGGAGCAGCAATAAAAAGGCAACGGCAAATAGAAAAAGCTTCTTCATTTGAACAAAACCCACATCACTATTAAAGGAACGGACAAACCGATAAAAAACCAAACGTCGATCATCTTTAACCCCGTTATCTGTTAAACCATCTATGGATGCGTTTAATGCCCCACATGGACAAGGACACGCCGAAAAGTGCCCAACCTATCATTAAGCCGTCTTGGAAATTTTGGCTAGGATCGCATTCGGGCAAAGATGCGGTTACTTGCAAGCCCTCAAACTGCCAACCCAACGGCGTATATTGCATTTGATATATTTTCCCGTCATGGATGTTCGGCGTTACTTGGCTAAAATAAGCGTTTTCGGCACTTTGTTTGGTTGCGTGACAAATATGGCCGACCTGATAACCCATGATTACCGCCTTTTATTCAAACCCGACCGATAATAGGCCGATCCGGAGTTATAAAAATCCAACCGCGCGCGATATAATTTGGCACGCTTCATCCGGTTAATCCTTGCCCTTTTGATGCTGATGACCTTTAAAAATACCCGCATGGAAAAAAGCACGACATATAAGCCTATAACCAACCAACCCACCATGCCGACATCAGTCAATAGGGATGAAAACGTATCTTTTATTGTTTGCAGAATCATTTTTTATCCTTTAAACAAACCTAAAAATAAAAGGGCGGAAACCGCCCCTTGTCATCAGCGGAAGAATCGCATCAGGATCATTACGCCGAAGATTGCCACCGATACGCCGAGGATCAAACCGGCAACCGTTACAGCATCAGTTTTTGCCGTGGCAATATCGGTTTTTACAGATTCAGGCACTTCCGCCCAAACTTGAGTTGCAAAAGCCAACGGAGCGGCACCCATAACGGCAATTTTCTTGCCATATTTTTTCACAACATTCATGTTTTTCATGATTTTTTCCTTTTTTTGTTTTCCCGCTTTCGGAGGCAGGCGGGAGAGCCTGAAAATTCTGCGGGCTGTGAAGGGATTGATCAGACCGCCCGCCGAGCCTGAAACCATTTAGCTTTTGACTTCGCTACGTTCGAAGAAACTGAAAATCGCGAACTGTTCGCCTATTTCGTCTATGCCCGCATCCATGGCGTCTTCCTGATAATCAAACTTTCCCGCCTGTTTGATATAAGGCGTTTGGGTTATTCCGCCTGCCGGGTCGGGGCATAAAAATTCGCCACTTTCCAAATCTTGAACGACAAACCTTTGTTTGAATTCATACATTTTTCATCCTTTATTTGTCTTTCGGATTCGGCACTACCTGAAACCGAACATCTTTCACTACGGCAGTTTCCTTACCGCTTGAATTAGTTGTACGTCCGATTAACAGCTCCATTTCCATGGGAAATTTAAGGTTTTTAAACATCTCGAAATTAGAGCTGTCGCCGAAACGTAATTTGGCCAAACCGACCCCCACGGCATTACCTGATTCGGCATTGAAAGGCGTCGCCCGGAAAATCGTGCAGGTATCGATCTGATTGCCTTCGATCTCGCCTTTAAATTTGGTTACGCCCATGATGATGGCTGTTTCGTACTGTTGCTGGTTTAATTGATCAAAGTTCATTTGGTATATCCTTTAAGTCTATTGGTTGGTTAAAACTGGTATCTTCTAAAATTCCCATTTCATCATTTTGATGGCCTTGGCCGATTTGGTGCATGTATTTCACGGTTACACCGTTATAGCTGTACTCTTGGGGATTTAATCCTTTAGGATATTTGCCGTCTTCCGCCTTCAATCTTTCGCAAATCTGATCGGGCTTTATGCCGATATCAATCATGAAATTCATCATGCGGCCTACCTGCTGTCTGGCGTGGCGTTCCAATTTGTCAAAATTGATATTGACCATCCTTTTAGCGGTTTCAACGCGTTCGGCCTTATTCTGAAAAAGGGTTTCCCCTATCGGGTATGCCCCCGTCAGGTATTGGCCGGGTTTAATCAGCATATCGAGCGGCAAAACGGAATCGGCCTTTCTAAATTCAACTTCAAAGCGCACCCAAGGGCTATCGGGATCGCCCAACTGGCGGCCTTTTTCGTAAATCCTGCAATACTTGGCCGAACCCCGCGAGCCGATGAAAAGCGTCATGCCGCTAAAATCCTGTTTGTGCCACGATGAACCACGAGTATCTTTTTTCGGCCTGCGGTTGCCGTTATCGAAAAGGCCGTTTTCATGATCTTCATATGCCTGATTGGGCGTGTACTCGCCGTTTAGGAAATCACAGGCCAAATCGATGCGGGTAATGCGGGGACGGTCGGCATGCTTGAGAAAATGGTAGAGGGAGACTTCCCATCCCTGTTTTGCCGCCATACATCCGACACCTTTTAAATCAATCAATACGGTATCGTTTTGCCCGCCGACGTGGATTTGCCCGTAGTTCGCGTTATCAGGTCCCAACTGGTAATAGCCGTCGTAGAAAAATTTACCTTTACCCGGCAATTTGCATAAAACGCCGAAACCGAAAATCTGATCAACAACAAGGCTTAAATATTCGATTATCTGGTTATCGCCGATGATTTCATTCGGAAACCAGCTGTAAACCGTTTCAATTCCGAAGGTAAAGGTCAGGTAGTCAATCATCGCGCTGTCGGATTTGCCCTTACGAAGCGGGACTTCCAAAATTCGGCCTTTGGTATCGGTCAGCCAATGGGGGAAATACTCGACGTTTTGGAATTGGGACCAATCGATTTGATAGGGGGCTATCAGGGCTTCGATTTTCCTATCCCCCCCTGTTAGACGAGGGGGGGACACCGTCCGCCGCGTCTGCGCCGCCCGCCCGAGGCGGGCTGTCGCATGCCGCGTCGGACGGTGTCCACACTCTGTCTTTCTGATGGCGGAAACGCTTTTGCAAAAACGCCAAGCCTTCGGATGCTTCAGCCTCCGCTTCGGCGCGTTTTTGTTCTTCGATCTCGCGTTCATAGTCGAGCAGGTCGAGCCTTTGCTTGCGTGTGAGCTTGGTCATTTCGCCTGCTCCACCAAGTCGGGCTTGAATTTGAGTTCGGTCAGGTTGTAGTAAGGGATATTTAACGCGGCGGCATGGAATTTGCCTGTGATGAATATTTGTTCGTCTGAAATATTCGCAGCGGTGGAAAGCGCGGTATATCGGCTTTTGTCCAGATGGATGAAGATTACGGGTTCGGCTTTTTGTTGGTTAAGCCATTGGAATGTGATGCAAGGATATTTTATTCCTGCCATTTTAAGCCCCTTCTTGCTTATGTTGAGGAAGGGGAATTTGATTTTAAATTCCCCGTCGGCAGAACCTACCGACGGGGCGCAATATACAAGGCCGTCTAAAAATCCAAACCCGCGCGGCACGGTTTGCCGCATCCAAAACCAACCTAGGAGCAAAAAAATGAACAAAACCGAATTAGTCAAATCCGTTGCCGCACAAGCAGACTTGAGCGACCACAAAACGGAAAAAGTGATTAACGCCGTGTTTGACACCATCAAGCAGCAATTAGCCGATGGCGGCGAGGTATCCATTGTCGGTTTCGGCGTTTTCCACGTTTCGGAGCGTGCCGAACGTCAAGGACGCAACCCGAAGACGGGCGAGACGCTGACGATTCCCGCAGTCAAAAAACCGAGATTCCGCCCGGGCAAGCCCCTAAAAGAAGCGGTCAAATAATGTTCGCCGTTTTCGGCAAAACCCGCGCCGATTGCCCGGATAGCCCGCACTACAAAGCAATCGGAAACAGCATGGCCGTCCCCGTGATGCGGTGGATGGGCGAGCGCATCAAGCAAGTAAACCAAATCAAGGAGTAATCATGACCACAACATTTACCCAAATCCGTGAATGGGCAGAAGCCCGCAACCTTATCGCAGGCAGCGACAGTTTCCGACAACTTGCGAAACTCGCAGAAGAGACCGGCGAACTGGCCGCCGATATTTCCCGTGGCCGCCCGCGCCGCCGTATAGCTGACAGCATCGGCGATTGTGTAGTCGCGCTGACTATCCTCGCTGCACAGAACGGCTTACAGATAGAAGATTGCATCGCCCAAGCCTATGACGAAATCAAATACAGGCGGGGCGTAATGAAAGATGGCGTGTTTGTGAAAGAGGAAGATGTGCAATGACACCTGAAAAAATCGAACAAGAGCGCACAAAATTTGAAAAGAATATCCCCGAATCAGGAATCACAAATTATAAACAAAGATTGAAAAGCGGAGAGTACGCCTACGACCACATCAAATTTGCCTGGGAAATGTGGCAAGCCCGAGCCACACAATCCGAATGGATAAGCGTGGAGGAGAGGCTGCCCGAAGCGCATGATGATATTTTAGTCTATACCTGTGATGGCGATATTTATCCAATCCTCGCAATATGCAGGGATATAACTTGGATTGGCATTAGTGGAGCGACCCACTGGCAACCGCTCCCCGAACTGCCTGAAACGAGAGACAAATAATGGCCGTCAACAAAAGACCGCGCAAGAAATACAGCCCGAAACGCACCCCCCTTGCCGCCTGCCGCTACGCCCACTTTATCCCAAAACTGGCCGTCAGCAACGAACCGTTAAAGGACGAGGAAATTGTCGGAATATCCGCCCCCTATTTCGCCTTTATCGAAGCCCTCAAAGCAGGCACGGCGACGGAAGGCATGTTCTACGCCGCGTGTAGCACGAATTACCTCTACTTCGCCCTGTTGAAAGTGTTTCAAGCCGACACCTTTAACGCCGACGAAGACACCGAAGCCGCCTTCCGCATCGACCTCGCCCTGCAAGTGGAAGATGCATCGGGCAAAGTTGCCGAAACCATAGACACCATCGGCAAAAGATACACCGAACGCGGCAAATTTATCGCCACGGGCGACGAACTTCGCCTGTTGCAGCGAACCGCCGACCGCTTCAAAGCCGCCCTCGGAATGGCCGCATGGAAACACTACGTCCGCGCCATTAAAGAATCCGAGCCGATATTAGATGCCGAAGCGCACCGGAAGCGGAAAAAACAGGAAGGGTAAAGGAAACATGCAATGCAGACCTACAACATCCACAATGACAACATATCTGAAAATCAGGAGGAAAAAATGAACCTATCCGAATTGGGCGCACGATCCGACATGACCACCATGAGAAAACTGATTGCCTATTCCGCAGGACGGAACAAGCCTGCTTCCCGCGCAACCGTTTACAGAATGGAAAAAGACGGAAGGATTCCAAAACGTATCCCCTCCCCGCTTTCTTTCCCCGTATGGGATACCGCCGAAGTCGTTAAGGCTTTGGGTTTGTGATTTTAGGAAATGGGCTTTTTTGTGGTAAATTTATTTTAATATGTTTTTATAATTTCTTTAATCTTTTCAA